CTAGCTTCTGAGCTTGTGGGGCGCCCGACACTACATTTGCGGGCCATCAATCTGCCCCTTGTTTTCCCTATGCAATTTAACAAAATGCGCTTAATCGCCGCCCTTCGACCCATCCACTCGCTTTCAAATATAGTGATAAGCCTAATTCCCATTTGGGCGCACAAATTGTACTTCTTGTGATGCTTGGCCATTCCCGCCTTTTCCGAGTCGGGGTCTCCATGACTGTGCCAATAATCCCCGCAGTACTCTATAGCCGCACCATGCTTGGGTAAAAATATATCTAATTCGAGCGGTTTAATCAATGACCTATTACGCTGGTCAACCTCAGTATAAATCTTTAATAAATTTGCAATTTCGTCCTCGGCCTTAGATAAATGTATAGAACACCTAGGGCAACCAGTTGCCTGATACACGTGGTCTGAAGTTGTAAGAAACTCTCCATGCTTGGGGCATTGAACCGCCATTTTCCCATTTGTATCATAAACGGTATCACAATATAGGTATTTCCCGCCATGAACAGCTTTAGCCCTTTCGATCCACCGTTCTGTTGTTAACTTTCTGGCGGCGGATGCTGCTAGCATTTTTCTTTCGCCGCATCCTGGGCAGCCACTATTGCGAAGCATATTATTTGGGGTTGAATAAAATTCCCCATGCTCGGGGCAGATGGCTCTTAGATTTTTTGCCATCCCCGTAAAAGAAGATAGATCATATTCCCAAGATGGGTTTGCCTCAATCAACCTATCCAATAATCCACTTTTTGTAAGCGCGCTTACAGCCGAATTTCTGGCTCTTTTTGAATCATTAGCGCACTCATAACAGCCCTTGCCAGAAAGGTGAGAGTTGGGCTTCTGCCAAAACTCTCCATGCTTCGAGCAGATAATTTTTACCTTATCTTTATTTGTCACATATTCTTGTTCTGGATATGAATATAAATTACCGTGTATTTCCATAGCTTTAGAAACAAAACCATCAAACCCAAGGCGCTTGCCCATCGCCGCTTCTTTGATTTTTTCTCTTCCGCATGATGGGCAGCCATATCCATTCACAAGGTACGTTGGTTTTGTTTTGAACGGTCCATGCTTAATGCAGGACACAAAACAGGACGTAGTAGCCCCCTGATATTGGAAATCAGTAAAATCCAAGGAATCCCCATAAAGACTTGATACAGATTCCCAAAATTTTAATTCGGCAATTTTTCTGCGACTTGCAGCCGAAGCTTTCCATGAGTTTTGGTTTGCCATTACAGACTCCTATCTACTAAATCTGTATAGCATAATGTATATATTTTTGGCAACAAAAAAGGGGGCTTTCACCCCCTTCCTTGTTTAGAAGGTTAATTGCTTCCGGGGCTTCCAAAGATGCCGAGAGCGTCCGAGACACCAAAGGAGTAACGTTCACGCGCCCTCCAGCGGATATTGCCGGTATCAAAGTCACCGTCAGTCTTGGTTTCCTGAGACACACGAACAAAGTGCTTCATGCCATTCGGAACGTCAGTTTTAAGGAACCAAGCATTCGGATCAGTCAGGAAGTTGTTGACCGTATAGCCTTCAGGAATAGAACCGTTATTCTTCAGCGCGTTAAGGTCGTTATCCGAAGTCCCGACACGAAGCGCAGTTTCGAGAATGCGGGTAGCAACAAACTGAAGCTGCGGCGGGACAATCAGCTTACGCGGCTTGGCCGCGATAAGCAGACCACGCTCGTCCGTCCAAAGCGCCATCTGAATTACCGCCGCCTCAAGGGAGGTTTCATTCAAATCCGCGCCGACTGTCGGGCGATTGCTGTTGACACCACCGCCAACCAGCGGGTGAGCCGTGCTAAACAGGGTAACACCATCGCCAGATTGGAAGGTGGTGAAACCACGATTCAGCAAATCAGCCGCTTTGATCTGCTTCGTGTAAGCCATAGCGCGAGCCAGGGCCTTCGTGTAGCGGATCGAGAGGCTTTCATACAGATTGTCCTCAAAGGCTTCTTCCGTAAGGGAGTAACCAAGGGCAATCGTTTCATGGTTGTAGCGGGCAATGAACGCCTCTTGCGCGTTATCATACGCAATCGGCATACCTTCGTTCTTCACGGGCGCGGCCCCGAAGCCAGAAAGTTTCACTTCCTCTTCAAAGGAACGCTCCGAGGTTTCCACCTCATAGATTTCCTTATGCTGTTCACCATAGCGGTTATATTCCAAGCCAAACAGCTTGTTCAAACCCGGCAGCAGTTCTTTAAGAAGCTGTGCGCGACTAATAGCCATATCTCAGCCCTCCTTACGACGCCGCTGTACCGGCAATGCCGGTATTGCCTGACCGATGGAAGTGAGTGTTGATACGCACCACCACATCAGTAAAGGCATCGCCAATGGTTACATAATCCACAATTCGCAGCGGAAGCGTGGCAGTGGTGGCAACGCTCGAAGCCTGCAACGCAAGGCCAGAAGCAAAGTAACCAGAACCACCAGCGCGCGTTTGAATCAGGGACGCATTGCACCCAAGCGCAGTCTGACCAAGAGAACCATCAGCCTGAATTTGGAACATGGCGTCAGGATCATCCACGACATAAGCCTGAATGTCCGAAGCAACCGTACCAGAAACATAGGTTTGACGGAAAATCTTACCAAACACCGGATCGGTGTAGGTGCAACCCACAAACACACCAACAAAACCAAAGCCACCGCCCGTAGAAGTAACGGTAGTAGCAGTCGTGGTGGTGTTCATGCGGGTAATCGTGCCGCGATTGGCGCCGGTATTAACGACAATAACCGGATCACCAGTTTGAATGTTCACAGCCAAGCCGGACGGAATCGAATACAACCGAGTCGAACCAGCGAAGCCCTGCCCACCCAAAAGGTTAATGGGCTGAAGCCCATACGGAGCAGATGTAAGAGCCATCTACTTTTCCTTTCAGAAAAAAATTGAGAATTGATACAGGACCATTCCCATATCAACGGTGCCTCATAACGCTTGATGCCCGCTCAGGGCGAAGCAGAGGCGCGCGAGGGTCATTCTCCCGAAACATATTATTGTCCACAGCATCAATCTGTTGCCGTGTCCAATTTTCATAATGCTGCGCGCGTTGATTGATGATTTCTGCCGGGGCCTTACAAAGCAGCGAATTTCCAATAAGGATATTTTCGCCAAACTCCGCATTTTTCGGGCGCCGAACCTTAATCTCGGAGTGTTCTGATGCGAGAACAGGCTCATAACCTTCATTCATTTGTGCCGTGACATTAGCGGCTTGATCTTCGCCGCCTGCCGCAACACTAACCCAACGGAAAACATAACCCTCTTGCGGGTTTGGATCGGGAAGAATAGAAGGGGGTTTCCAAGAGGCTACGCGCCCCGCATTCTCACGGAGATCAAGGGAACGGGGAGTACGATCAGCCATTGGGGTTATCCTTCATGTATTGCTCAACATATTGTTGGGGCGTGATTCCAGCTTTGCGGATAAATCGCATGGTGGACTCAGATATACGCACTTGGCGGGTAGCATTCTTGACCGCCCGACCAGCGGGGGCCACTACCGAAGGAGCCTTAGTCGTCGCGTAACTTGCCGACTCAGACTGTTTTCCGAAGTATTCCGGAAATCTTTGACGAACTCTAGCGTCAATTTCTTCATAATACTTATCAGAACGGGGGTCAACATCTTTTTTTCTTAGAATGTCTGACACACCGAAAGCATAAGCAGTCATTTCTTCTTGTAGATCACCTTCCGCCTGGAACCAATTACTATTGGCCTCATACCATTTCTCGGCCTTGGCATCCGGCTTTGGTGGCGGGGGAGGAAGTTGATGAACTTGGGCTTCAGGCTCCGGCGCCCGATAACCTTTATACCGCTCATTTTCAACGATAGACCTTTGAAGTTGCTCATTAAACTCCATGAACTTCTCGGTATCGCCCGCCTCAAAGGCTTCCTTTGCGGCCCGCTTCAAAAGGGTAATCTGAGATTCAGACCGGCCTTTTGCCTGTTCAACCAGAGCGGTTTCCTGAGAAACCCTTAGATTCTCTAGTTGCTTGTTTTTCTCCATAAGAGTTTGGGCAAAGCGAACCGCCTCATCACGTTCCTTAGCGGCAGCTTCCTTGGCCCGGCGTTCAG